TTTTTACGCTGTAGCGATCAGCGTTATGGTGGCTCCCGTTGGACTCGAACCAACATGGATTTCTCCCTCCGCTTTTGAGACGGGCGCGTATACCTGTTCCGCCAGAGAGCCATATAGAAAGAGGATCACGATATCGTGATCCTCTTTTCGTTTTATTAAAGCAGAGAACTCTGCTGGACCAGCGCCTTCTGTGCGCTGCGCGGGAGGTTGTTGAACTTGGCCTGGATGGAATGCGGCATGGTGGAAACCGCCTTGTCCGTGTCCAGCTTGCCTCCCATCGCGGGAAGCGATCCGCTCGGGATCGAGCCGATGCGGGAAGCGGACGGGGCGTTCTTCTCTCCGCCGGGCGCCGGCATGTTCGGGTCCGGCATACCCTGAGCCTGCTGCTCCAGAGCTCTGTTCTTCAGATCCTCGATCAGCTCCGCCTTACGCGGGATCAGCTTCTCCGGGATACGCTCCAGGTAGGAGATGATGTCCAGCGTACCGTCACGGCGCAGGTTATCCAGCGTCTGGACCATGGCGATCTCGGAGTAGTACGTGGTAGCGCCGGCGTCAATGCTGATGTTCAGCCACAGCTTCTTGAGGATGGAGAAGTCGAACTCCTCCATCACACGATGCGACACCGTCTTCATCATCATCGTCCCGGTCATCGGGTCGATCTGGGGCGCACCGTCCGGGCCGAGCACCGGCTCTTCCATCGTGCGGTCACGGACCAGCGGGCGCTGACCGTAGTACGTGCCCATCATATCCAGCAGGATCGCCGCGATGTCCTCGTACCACTCGTGCAGGCCGGCTCTCGTATTCTCAAGCGGAACCTCGGAGGACGCCTGAAGGACCATAAGGGCGGAAGTATTATCGGGACGAACCCTGCCCATCTGGGCGTCCGTCGCACCGAGACACTCCCGCGTATATTGCAGGGCCCGGTCAATGGCCATCATAATCTGCGCGGACATATCACCCGGCTGGAGGTTCATCGCCACGCTGCGAAGATCCTGCCCGGGCTGCATCCCGCTGACGCCGACCGCAACGCCCAGTTCATTCGTCCACTGGGAGATCAGGTCAGCGTTGTAGATCGTCTTCGGGAACGCCTGCAGCTGCAGGTGCCGGAAGACCATGGCCATCATGGAGTTAATGAAGATCTGGTTGTGGATGATACCGGTGACCAGGGCGCGACCGTGGTACTGGTTCTTCTGCTTCTCCCAGTTGCCCCAGGCGATGGGGTAGCGGGACAGGCCGGTGTCCACATCCTCGAAGATGTTCACCGTCTTCGTGGCTTTGGTCACGTGAACGGTGGTGACCAGCTCCTTGCGGGGCTGCTGCTTGTAGAGCGGCTTCCCGTCGGGACCGATGACCTCGCGGCCATCGCTGCCTTTCAGGGGAACGGGGTTGCCCTTGCTGTCCAGAACGTCCTCCATAACGGGAAGGCCGGTCTCCTCGTCGATGACCTCCTTCTCCTTGGTGACCTTCGTGTACAGGTACACGTACAGGGCTTTGCCGCTGCGGTCGTCCTCAGGCATCAGCTCGGTACGACCACCGACGGCGGCCTGCCACTGGGTGTCGTAGTCGGGCTGGATGCTGTTGATCTCAAGATCGTCAGAGCCTTCACCGCCCTTGCCGAGCTTGTTCTTGATCTTGTGGTACCGCTCAGCTTCCCATTTCAGGTTCTCGACCGTGTCACGACCAATGACCAGGATGTAGGGCTGAGACTCGACATCGGGTGTGTTCGGGTTGCCGAACATGACGTTGATGCCATCCACCAGCTCCATCTCGATCTCGCCGCGAGCACTGCCGAACGCGCCGCCATACGGCAGCTTGTCCGGGTTCCAGTAGAAGTGAGCGCAGTAGTCGCCGGTCTGAGCGCCGTCGAACAGGGCCTCCCTGGTGCGGTACTCCATCTTGAACTTCTCGAACAGGTTCTTGATCTCGGCGTTGGCGCAAACCGCCACGTTGGTGCTCTTGTCGGCGAGGTTCTCGCCGTCATAGTAGGCCAGCGGTTCCAGGTGGACCGTGACCGCGCTGCTCGTGATCGAGGCAACAAAAAGCGAGGCCACCCTCTTGATGATGTTGAAGGTAGGTCTCGACAGCTTCCTCATCGCGGGGGTGGTGGGCAAGTGTACCCACTGGTTGCCCGCGAAGAATTCGATATTGGTATTGACCAGCCGGTACTGGTTGGGGACCAGCCGGTTGTTATAGGCTCTGCCGTTCTCGTAGTACATCCACGCCAGAGTCTTGTTATTCTTTTTATCCGCCACGGATTAGATACCTCCTGCGGTCAAGTCGTCCTCCTCGACTCCGTATGCGATGTCGGCGTTGTAGCCCATCATGCGCTGGAATGCTTTCTGGGACGCGATCAGCTCCTCGCGTTCCTTCCTCGCCTTCTCCAGCTCTTCCTCTGTGCGATCCTCCGCCGGCTGTACCGCAGGCTTCGGTTTCCCCCAGATGAAGTAGCCGGCGACGACACCAATAGCCGCGCCGTCGACGAATAAAAGGAACATCAGGACTCCATATATCATGCTTTTCCTCCTTGGTCAGCTGAACCATCCGTCGTCTGTTTTATACGGGTCAAACAGCTGGTTGGGGTCGTTGAACGACGACTCCTCTTTCCTCACGTATCGCTCCTCCGTAGGTGCTTCCTTCGGAGGCACGATGCCGGTGGAGAAGATCATCCGGTTAAGGCACTGGCTGGCAGCGTCCACGATGTCGTCGTGCGCCCCGTTGGGGAACACGGCGAACTGATCGAGGAAGGTCTCCACCCAGGGGGCCTGCTCCGGGTCCGGCAGGAACACATGCCCGGACTCGATCGCCGGAGCGATCGCGTTGACACGGGCCACCTTGCCGCCCTGCGGGTTGATGGGGATGCAGAACATCTCCTTGCGCAGGGTCTGTATGATAGCCGAGCCGTTCGCCTTGTCCTCGATCAGCACCGTCTTCGCCGCCGGGAACAGCTGCCGCACCGTCCTAAGCGCAGCCACCGTGCCGGGGAAGTCCAGGTGCTGGTTCAGGCAATAGCGGAGGTAGTAGTCGTTCCCCAGCTTCGCCCAGACCTGGATGCTGACAAAGTCGTTATGCTCGCCATCCTTAAACGCTGCGTCCACCGACACCATCTCTGTCGCGAACGTGCGTATTTCCTTTGGATTGTAATACCGCCACCAGTCTCGGTGGATCATGTTGCCGCCCTCAGTACGGGGGCTGCACATGTACAGCGCTGCCCAGGCCCGCACCCCACCCTTGGGGTCGGCCAGGTAGCTCTGCTTGAAGTCGGCCAGCCATGCCGCGTCCTTGCCCAGCTCCGGGCACAGCGGCTCCCCTGGCTTCCTCCCCAGCGGATCGTTTGCCTCCGCCTCAATGGGAAGCCGAAGAACCCGGACGTTCTTCTCATTTCGCAATAACCGCGCCGCAAAGTCGTCTTCATGCCAGGGCGTCATAATGACAATGACTTTCCCTCCGGCGGCCAGACGGGACTTGAGGGACGATTGCCACTCCTCCCAGATTCGCGCCCTGTATGTAGGAGAATCTGCCTCCTGCCGGTTCTTGATGGGGTCGTCGATAATGACCAGGTTGGCCGGGTTGCCGGTGATGCCGGACATAATGCCTCGGCTTATCAGGCGCCCTTTTGCGTTGTCGAGCTCGAACTCCTGGGCTCGGTCGACTATGCCGACGGTTACACCGAAGATATTCTGGCCGAACTGCTTGACCTTCTCCTTGTTCCGTCGGCTGAACCGCTCCGCGAACTCAGAGTCGTAGCTGGCCAGGATCACACGGTCTTCCGGGTGCCGCCCCATATACCACGATGGAAAGGCTTCCGTAACCGTCAGACTCTTGCCGTGCTGAGGGGGCGCTTCCACGATCAGGATATCGTAGGCGTGACCTGTATCTTCTTCAACAAACTGCTGAAGCTCCTCCGCTATGAACTTGCTCATTTTGGTGTTCTTCCAAGCTGAGCCGTGGACATAGGGGAGGTAGGCGGCATAAGAACGCCGAGCCAGCTCTCTTCGGGCCAGCTCGGCAAGTAACTGTTTAGATTCTTCTTTCTCGATCAGGACAGGATCATCACTCGGACAGGGCATCAAGGCCACCCCTCTGCTCGATCAGACGCAGCAGCTGCTCGTCTGTCAGCTCAGACAGGTTCAGGGAATCGAAGGGCAGGTCATCAAAGCTGCCGATCGCGACCTGATCCGCCGGACGCTGGCCACTGGTGTCGCGCAGGAACTTGGCCGCCTCCGTGTCTCCCGCTCTGGCTCGGTTCAGCTGGGCCAGAAGAACAGCAGCAGCTTCGGTGTAATCTTTGAATCCGCGCTCCCCGAGTTCCTTTTTCAGCTCGTCGTTGGCCTGAAGCTCAGTTTCAAGCATAGCTCGTGCGACTTCTCGCATGGCTTTCCTGTGACGCTTAGCCGCGGACGCGGCCAGGCCGCCGGCCACGTTGCGTTCGCGGATCTGTTCAGCGGTGAGGTCTTCGTCGCGCAGAAGGTTCGGATATGTCTTGGCGGTGATGGCCCTCTTGTCGGTCGTTCGGATCATCTCGTCTCACCTCGCTTACCTTTATTTCCAGTATACAATATAACACTGCATTATACTGGCATTCAATGTCCTCTTTCGGTTCCCCGGCGCGGATATCACAATAGGGTTATACCTATTTGTATAATCCGATTTTCAAACCCGATTTGGAACGATTAGGCTTATATATAGGGGAAGGGAGAGAGCGCCGCCCCCCGAAGGGGGGCATACCCCCCTCCTGTGTCTCTGACACAGGTAGGGGGAGGGGGGTTGCTTTGCCCCTCGAAATTTTTTGAGGTATCAAAAAATTTCGGTTTGCCTTTCTCGGAAACAAATCCCCATCAAACCCTTGAGCCCTTGGGGCCCAAGGGTTTGCTCGTTCATCGGCTGCTGTGTTGCAACTGCGTTGCAACACCACCCGCCGCAGCTCGGCTGCCTCGGGTTGTGCGCCTTGCGCATGACGCGCGGCCACGCCCCGACGTAGCGGCGGGGCGCGGATACACGCCTCGGCTGCGCGGCGGGGCGCGTAAAGCCCCTCCTTTTATTTATTTTTGAGACCCCCTACGGGGGTCGGTTCCCCCTCTCTCTTCTTAACGAAGAGAGGGGGAACCTCTCAAAAATAAATAAAAGGAGGGCCCACAAATGGCCAACAACATTTCCACCAACCTCACCAACCGCATCGCTTCCATCCGTACCGCTGAGCAGGCCCACGAGCTCTGGCTCGAGGCTAAGCAGGCGCTCGACCGCGAGGACTCGCTCGCGTTCTGGGCGCTGCTCAAAGAGCAGCGGGGCAAGAACGACTTCTCCGGCAAGCCGTGGCGCAAGGCGCACCCGGAGGCTCCCGTGGAGGCGCCCGCTTGGGTGAAGGCTCCTGCGGAGCCGAAGCATCCGATTCCTGCGCCCAAGGCCAAGGCGAAGGCCGCTCCTGCGAAGCAGGAGAAGGCGGCTCCCGCGAAGGCTCCGAAGGAGCCTACGCAGAAGCAGATGCTGGCGAGCATCCTCGTGACGCTCGACAGCATGGACAAGAGCCTGAAGGCTCTTGACAAGCGGGTCGCCAAGCTCGAGAAGTCCGCTCGCTAAAAGCGGGCTTCTCCCGTACATCACACAAGGAGGTACTTGTATGCCCAGCCGTCTGTATTTTGCCCTGCCGTTTTCCTTCCTGCGTCGTCTGTATGTCCGCATGACCACCAGCTTCCGTGTCCGGCGTCGTCGTCTCGTGGCTCCGCTCCTGAGCGAGCGCAAGCATCTCGAGTTTCGGATGAAACTCGGATTTGACCTGCTCTCGTTCGATGATGGCGCGTGCTCGAAAGCAATCCGGCTCTGCCGTCTGCTCGGCATCCGCTACCTGTTCTGCGATCCCCAGTGCGTACAGGAAGAGCTCGACAGACTCTGTCTGCCCAAGGCCACCTTCGTCGTGACGGAACGTGACAAGCGCTTCGTCGGAGGCAAGGCTTCCGTACTGATGTACGTGTGAGACCAAGCCGCCCTGCCCTCAGCCTGCATATCTCTTTAGCGAAGCGTAAGAGATAGGCAGGCGAGGGCAGGGCGAGAGAGCCGAATCGTCGGCATGAATCCCGAGACTTGTGCTCGAGACTCATGCGGGCGACTCAGCCCGAAAAATTTGAAAATGGAGGTGTACTTATATGTACACGAACACTGACAGCACCATCATCACCTGCACCCACTGCGGCTGCGTCATCGAGGACGACCCCATCTACGTGAACGGGGAAGCCTACTGCCCCGATTGCGCGGAACTCCTGAGCTTCGTCCGGTGCGACCACTGTGGCGAGTGGTACAACCCCGAGCGCGAGGACATGATCGAGTACGACGGCGAGACCATCTGCGAGTCCTGCCGCGATGGCATGAACCTCGTCCAGTGCGACGAGTGCGGGGAGTGGTACGACGGCTCGCTCATCACGCAAGTAGACGGCGGCTGGCGCAACGCCGACCGGTACCTGTGTGAGGACTGCCTCGAAGATGGTCTCCGCAGAGGCTCCGTGTTCTTCTGCGGAGACTGCTCGGAGTACTTCGTATCCCGCACCGTTGACAGCTACACGACGCATGACGGCCAGACCGTCTGCGAGAACTGCGTCTCGGATCACTGGTATACCTGCGCCGGATGCGGCGAACTGTACCACGAGTCCGACGTCCACTACTGCGAGGCGGACGACGAGTACTACTGCGACGACTGCTACGAGGACCACGCCTCGTGCGTCCATGACTACGGCTTCCGTCCCCGGGCCGTATTCCATGGTACTCCCACGCAACACCCGAGCTTCGGCGACCCGCTGACCATCGGCTTCGAGCTGGAAGTTGACGAGGGCGGAAGCGAACGCGACTGCGCCGCCGATATCATGCGGCACTTCGACGAGGACACGCTGTACCTCAAGCACGACAGCAGTGTCACGTTCGAGATCGTGACGCATCCCCACACCCTGCGCTCGTACCTCGAGGACTTCGACCTCGATACGCTGTGCCGCATCCCGAGGGACTACGACTTTGAGTCCCACTCCTGCGGTACCTGCGGCCTGCACATGCATGTCGGTCGTGCCCAGCTCGGCGAGACCGATCAGGACAAGCGCGAGGTAATCGCTCGCATCGTCCTCCTCATGTACCGGCACTGGAAGAGCTTGGTCAAGTTCTCCCGCCGTCGTGAAGACCAGCTGTCCCACTGGGCGCAGGCTCCCCGTCTGACGTTCAGCGAGTACACGGTGTACGACGATGCTGAACTGTACAACCTCGTCCGCGAGTACTACGACTGCCTTGGCCGGTATCAGGCACTGAACTTGTGCAACCGTGGGACGATTGAGTTTCGTCTCTGGCGAGGCTCACTCAAGCCGGACACGATTCGGGCTACGCTTCAGCTGACCTCCAACATCGTCCGCTTCGCTATGGAGCACACGATGGAGGACGTGGTCAAGTCCAAGTGGACGGACATCACGAGCTTCGAGTCCATCCCTGCGCTCGAGACCTACCTCGCCGAACATGACCTCGTGGACGGGTTGGCCCCGCAGGATATCCCGTACAACAACGAGGTTCCCGAACCCCGCGCTGCCCGCCCCGAGGACGACGGCTTCCGCTATCGTATCGGTGATCATGTTCGGTTCACTATGAGCCAGTACATGGTGAACCGGGCGATGATCGGGCAGACTGGTACCATCGTGTACTGTGAGTTCTGCTCCCCCTCGGTGCGCAAGTACCTGATCCAGCTCGACCCCTACACCGAGGCTCGCTACATCGAAGACTACTGCCACGACGGCGATGGCCGCACCCCCGATGGCGACGGGTACTGGGCATACGAGGCGGAGCTCTCCCTGTCTGACCCCGATATCATCGACGTTGATGGTCTCCGTCTCGGCGACCGGGTCGAGATGGTGGACTCCCGTGAGAACCCCCTCGGGCGCATCGGAACCATCGTCGTGCTGAACAGCGAGTTCGACATCGGCGTCCGCTTCGACAACTTCAACACCGGGCATGACCTCGGCGAGGGCGACGGTTCTCACAACGGCTGGTGGTGCTACGCGAGTCAGCTCCGCCGCGTCGCCTAAGTAAACACACGACACAAACGAAAGGAGAAATGAATCATGTGCGTTATCGTTGCTAAACCCTCGGGCATCAAGATGCCCACCGAAGACCAGATCACAGACATGTGGTACACGAATCCCGACGGTGCGGGGTTCATGTATGAGAAGAACGGCACCGTGTTCATCCGCAAGGGCTTCATGCACTTGCAGGATTTCCTCGACGCCATCGACCAGCTCGGGAAAAAGAACGACCTGCAAGAGCTGCCGCTCGTGATGCACTTCCGCATCACGACGCACGGCGGAACCAGGCCGGAGAACTGCCATCCCTTCCCGATCACGGACAGCGTGGGTGTGCTGACCAAGCTCGACAGCAAGACCAAGCTGGGTGTGGCACACAACGGGATCATCCCGATCACACCCCGCAAGGACATCTCCGACACGATGGAGTACATCCTCACGCAACTCGCTCCCCTGCACCGTGCAGTCCCGAGGTTCTACGCCAACAAGGATCTCATGGAGATGGTGTACAACGCCGTCCACTCCAAGCTCGCCTTCCTCACGGACAAGGGTGAGATCTTCACAGTCGGAGACTTCCAGGAGCGAGACGGAATCCTGTACTCGAACCTGAACCACGAGTGGTCTCAGCCCCGGAGCTTCAAGTACTCCAGCGCATACCCCTACGACTGGGATACCTACGACTGGTCGGACAACAGCTCCGTCTTCGACGGCACCTTCCTCGACCGCACGGTCATGTGGGTGGACGAAGACATCGGCTATGTCTCCGGCGCCAAGGACGTTGATCCCTACTACGGGATGTACGCCGTCGACGTAAACAACAATGTTTACGAGTACGACGAGGCTGTCGATGCGCTCGTGATGATCCCCGGCGCTACCCTGTACAGCAACACGGGAACCATCATCCGCTTCAACAAGAAGTCTCCGTCGGTCATGCGTGAGCTGACCTTCGACCCCACCATCCCCAGCAAGAGCGGCAAATAATAATAGAAGCGGGCGGACAGGTACACAACCTGTCCGCCCGGGAAAGAGCTGATGCCTATGGTAAAACGAAAGCCCAAGCGCCGACCTCAGCACAGGCCGGTATATTACAGGAAGGAGTTGAGCAAGAACCCGGACAGACAGACTGTCCTCTCGCTCATAAGCGAAGCAGCCCATCAACCAAAGCGCCTCATCTCCGATGAGGAATACACAGAACTGTACTGGCAGGCAATCGACCTGCTCAAGAAAGGAGAATGCTGATGTTATATGGCGCAATCATCGGCGACATCGCCGGTTCACGATTCGAGTTCCACCCAATCAAGGGCAAGGACATATCCTTTGACCTGCTCAGCCCCCGCTGTACCTTCACGGACGATACCGTGATGACCTGCGCCGTGGCCAAAGCTATCCTCGACAGCAAGCCGGACCACTCCGACCTCGGAGAGATGGCGGTCAAGGACATGCGGCTGCTTGGGCGCACGTTCAAGGGCAGGGGATACGGCGGTCGCTTCCGCCGATGGCTCACGTGCAGCGAGCCGCATCCGTACAACAGCTGCGGCAACGGCTCGGCCATGAGAGTGAGTGCTGTCGGCTACGCCGCCCGCTCCATCGACGAGGCCATCGCCATGTCGAAAGCCGTGACGGAAGTCACGCACAACCATCCCGAGGGAATCAAGGGAGCTGAGGCCACCGCTGTCTGCGTATGGATGGCGCACAACGGCTTCAGCATGGAGGAGATAGGGGACATGGTACGCAACTGGTACTACCCCCTCAACTTCACGCTCGACGAGATCCGGGATGAGTACAAGTTCAACGAGCTGGCCCGCTTCACCGTCCCGCAGGCGATCGAAGCCTTCCTCGAATCCACAAGCTACGAGGATGCCATCCGTCTCGCCATCACGCTGGGCGGGGACAGCGATACCCTTGCCGCCATCACCGGCGGGATAGCCGGGGCATACTACGGAGTACCGGAGGACCTGCGCAAGCAGGCCGTCCTCTTCCTGCCCTCGGAACTCCTGACTATCATCAACGACTTCAACGACTTCGTACAGAAAGGAGCATAATCGCATGACCGACGAACGCTATGTGTATGTGCAAGACCTGAAGGAGAAGAACTCCACCAAGTCCGGCGCATATCACAAACGCTCAGGCAAGAAGTCCCGCTATGTGGGACTCCCATCCGACCATCTTACTGCGGCCCAATTGAAAAGGAGGAATGGCCCTGTGGAAACCGTCAAGCTCAATACCCCCATGACCTACAAGGAGCTGAAGAAGCTCACGCCCACCCTGCAGTTCCTGTACCTGGACGAATGCGTCACCCGATACAAGGCCAGGCGCAAGGATCTCGTCGCCATGCTTTGCATCAGCCAGTCCTACTGGAACAAGTTCATCCCCACCCTGCCAGGCAGGCTGGACTTCACGGACAACAGGAGAAAGAGTCCGGCTCCCGAGTGGCTCGCTTTCATCTCTCCCAAACCTGCGCCGGAAATCCCCACCCCCGCTGTGGCGGATGACACGAATGTGACACCGGCTCCCGCAATCCCCGTCGTCATCGAGACCCCTGTCCTGATCGCCAAGCCCGAGGTCAATCCCTATCGGGTCACGCTCGAGATGAACGGCACCCTCTCCCAGCTCAGTGATCTCATCGCCGTGCTCACCGACAGCCAGACCACATACAACTTCGCCGTGACCATCACGGCAGGAAAGGAGGACGTGTAATGAAACACCTGTACACAATCAGCTTCGAAATCCTGGCGGGCATCACGCTCGAAGCGGAGTCTGAAGAGCAAGCCATCGCCATGTTCGAGGACGACCCGGATGTGCTCCAGAAGATTCTGGACGAGATGTCATACACAGACCGGAGAATCCTGGATATCCAGGACGAAGGCGAAACGGATGACTAAAGGTACTCCGCTTCCAACCTGTCGAGCAGCTTGTCCGCTTCATCCTTACTCCAGACCACCACCACTTCCTGTCCGAGGTCCCGCAGTTTCTTGTGCTGAAACTTCTGGATCTCGGACAGCGTTCCGTCTTCCGTCTTCAGCTCGACCCAAACCACCCTGCCCTCCGGCAGGAGGATCAACCTGTCCGGCATTCCGTTCGCTTGGTCGGGTATGAATTTTATACAGCCCAGCCCCATCTCGATCACGTGATGCCGGAGATAATTCTCTATGTTCCGTTCTCTGTCGTGCGCCATTCTGCACCTCCTAATCGCGGCGGGGACACCTTGAAATCTGCCGCTCTCTACTATCTAAGTACAAGGTGTCCCAGGTGTCCCCACTTCCCGCAAACCCTTGGGCCACAAGGGTTTTAGTGGGGACACCTTGTATTTTCAAGGTGTCCCCACCCCAGGCCAGGTGTCCCCTCTATCCACCACCCACTGGCCTAAATACTCTTTGTATCCAAATTGTAACCATTACATATTATAGGTACTGGTAGGGGTGGGGACACCTTGGTTTTTGAAGGTGTCCCCACCTAAAGCCTTGGGCCCCAAGGGTTTCAGTCTGGTGGGGACACCTGGGACACCTTGATAGGATATAGTAGAGAAGCAAGGTGTCCCCACCTGCAAGGTGTCCCCGAAAAATTTTTCGGCGGCAGGAACTCTGACCGAGACGGCAGGAACTCCGACCGGTTTGCAATCACTTCTCGCACTCATACAAGAATGAATTTTTATGCATTCTCCCCAGCTCTGCGTTGAGTATGAGGCGGACAAGCTCCTTCCCATGCGCGTCGAGTTCGTCGAAGCTGTATGCTATCTGCTTGGCCTCGGACGAGATCTGCGGCTGTGGGTTTCCCCCAGTCGGCGCATCCGTGAGTTGTCCCACTGTCGTATGAAAGTACTTAGCTAAAGCATTCAGCTGTCCCGGTCTCGGGTATCGCACACCGTTGAGGTAGCTGCTCAGTGCGCTGGGACTGATGCCTGTCTTCTCCGCCACGTGTGCCTGGCTGTCTCCACTTCTCAGTATCAGATAGGACAGGTTTACCGCAAGGGTATCCCGCATTATCTGATCGTCGATGTCGTCCACCATGGTCATGTCCTCCTTTATTTAATAGTAGGCTTGGCCTCCGACCCCAGTATAGCACACACAATTTGTGAATTGCAAGCACGGAACGAAAATTTTCTTCGCGTAACGTATTGACATCTGCACGGAACGAGGATATAATGCGAAGCGTACACAAAAAGTAGATGGCCTCCACGATACGTGGAGAGACGAAGGAGGTGATAGCATGTGGAGCGTGGATGATTACAAGGACAAGCCGACTGTTCGTGATCTCCGTAAGGAGAGATGCATGAGCGTTGGTGAGGTAGCGCGAGCCCTCGAGGTTCGCGAGAACACGGTGTATCGCTGGGAGCGTGGCTTCAATGTCCCGCCTCTGATCGAGGCGATGAAGCTCGCGGTCCTTTTCAAGACCGAAGTGAGTCAGGTCAACTGGTGGCCTTACCCCGTGAACGATTGAGGCAGGAACAGACAAATAGGAGGAAATGTGTTTATGAAAGGCAAGAACATTATCAAGACAGTGGTCGTCTGCGTGGACGAGACAGAAGGGCGGACGATCGCGTCGTGCCTGGGCAGCGACGGAGAGGTCGTGCGCGGGAAAGCCAGATGCTTGGAAGGCGACGAGTTCAAACCGGAGATCGGCGCGATTATCGCTCTGTGCAAAGCGCTGGGTGTGGCCCCTGCCAAGGCATGCTACGACGTGATGAACGTGTACGCAAAGGAGAGCGCCGACAAGGTGGAGAAGGCCAAGGTCAAGGAGGCTCAGGCCCGGGCGAAGGTGACAGCCAGAGTGGTGAGCAAGCCTGTCAAGGCGAAGGCCAAGTACAAGCACGAGATGATCGACTCTGGCGACCTCAAGGGTATCGTCTGCGGGAAGGTCAAGCGCGGCCGCTGTGTGCTGAAGGCCGTCGGTCTGCTGGCTCCGGCGAACAAGAGTACCAAGGACTACGGTGTGATGGGCACGTGGACGAAGTTCTTCGACCGGGACGGGAAGCCTCTGTACGTCGGTGACCTCGTCACTGTGGACGTCCTCCAGGGCGACGTGCGTACCGGCAGACACTGGGTAGCAACGCCCGGCCTGACCTTCGTGGTGGACGAGCGCTCGGACAACCCTGTGAGCAAGGGCAAGTACATCATGGGTCTCATGTCCGGCTGCAACGACAGGACCGGGAAGATCGACAGCAAGTTCCGCATCCGCAAGGTCAAGGACTGGAAGGAAGTGGAGATCGGTGAGATCAACTCCAACGGTCAGATCCAGGTGGTCTGGGAGGACAAGGCATGACAGACTACGTATCCAACGAGCTGCGCCGGATCATTGGGATGATCCCGACGGTGGACCCGACGACGACGGAGTATCACATCTTGCTCCAGAGTCTGGAGTGCTTCGCCGGGATCGCCGACTCCATCGAGGAGATCATGGAGCAGGTCGGTGAACCGGATGCGGAGGATGGCACCATCGTCCGTGTGGAGTTCCGCCCTCCCGCAGACAGCGGTGAGGAGCCGAAGAAGGTCGAGGCCATCCCCTTCAAGGAGTTCGTGGAGCGGGACATCCCGAAGCCGGAAGGGTACGACGAGCAGTACAAGGACGAGGTCCCGGAGCCTGAGCCTGTCGCCGAACAGACTGAACCGGCGCGGGTTTGGGAGATGGCCGAGGTCCGTGCCGCGCTGGTCGAGGCCAGGAAGAAGGGCGTGAACGTGTCCGCTCTGCTCCGTGAGTTCGGGGTGGAGAACTTCGGGGCGTTCCCTGCGGGGAAGTACGACGAGCTGATGAGGAAGCTGGAGGAGTAATGCCTGGTCAACACGCCCTTCTATCCCCCAGCAAGGCCAAGCAGTGGCTGGCCTGCCCCCCAAGCGCAAGACTATCGGCAAAGTTCAGCGAGAGATTCGGCGAACAGAGTTCGGAGTATGCCGCTGAGGGGACAAAGGCCCACGCTCTGGCGGAGCTGAAGCTCAGGCTGGAGCTGGAGGAGATCAACAAGTTCAGCTTCGACGCGCAGAAGAAAGCGCTTGGGGAGATCCCGGCGGAGATGGACCGGAACACGGACACCTATGTGGACGTGGTCATGGAGCGGTACTACTCCTGTAAGAAGGTCTGCCCTGATGCCCGGCTCTTCGTGGAGCAGAGGCTGGACATGACTCCCTGGATACCCGGATGCTTTGGCACGGGCGACGCCATCGTCGTATCGGATACTCTCCTTGAGGTCATGGACCTCAAATATGGCAAGGGAGTTCCGGTCGATGCGGTGGAGAATCCCCAGGCTCGGTGCTACGGGCTGGGCGGGATCAACGCCTTCGGTGATCTGTACAGCTTCACCCATGTACGGAACACGATCATCCAGCCCCGACTCGACTCCATCACGGAAGAGCTCCTGACCAAGGAAGCTCTTCTGGAATGGGGTGAGTCCATCGCTCCCATCGCAGCTCAGGCGTGGAAGGGGGAGGGGGAGTTCCATCCCGGAGACAACTGCCGCTTCTGCGCGGCGAAGGCTGTGTGTAAGGCGAGGGCTTTTGAGTCCTTCGATCTGCTCGCTGCCTGTCTCGATTCGCCCGGCGTCCTTCCCGATGAGGCAATCCCCGGCATTCTCAAGGTGGCCGACACCTGTGAGGCATGGCTCAAGGACGTGAGAGCCTACGCTCTGAGCCAGGCCCTGCGAGGTCAGGAGTGGCCGGGATATAAATTGGTCAAAGGCAAGCGACCCTCCCGCGCTTTCACCGACGAGGAGAAAGCGGAGGAGCAGCTCATCCGTGCGGGGTACACACCCGAGCAGTATCGGGTGACACGGATGAAGACAGTCGCAGAGGTTGAGAAACTCCTGGGGAAGAAAGCCTTCGACGCTCTTATGGGTCCGCTCGTGATCCAGGGGGAAGGCAACCTCACCCTCGTACCCGAAGAAGACAAACGTGTTGCGTTCGAGTCCGCCGACGTGGCGTTCTCGGACATGCTGACTGATGAAAAGGAGAACAAGACATGAGTTTTAACAAGACTATTTCCGATACCAGCATCCGCCTTGGGCCCGTCCGCTTCAGCTATGTGAACGTGTTCGCCCCCCGCCGCAATCCCGACGGCACAGCCGGAAAGTATTCCGTCTGCGTCATCATCCCCAAGACTGACAAGGAAGCCTACAAGCTGTTCGAGCAGGCGTACCAGAACGCTGCCCAGCTTGGCAAGTCCAACAAGTGGAACGGCAGAATCCCTGCCAAGGTCTCCCTGCCTCTGCACGACGGCGATGAGGAGCGTCCCGATGACGCGGCCTTCCAGGGGTGCTGGTATTTTAACTGCTCTTCCGTCAACAAGCCTGGCGTGAGAGTGCGTGAGGCCGGCATGATCGCCGAGGCTCTGGACGATGATGACTTCTACAGCGGGTGCTACGGCGCTGTGACCGTGAACCTCTTCCCCTACAGCTCCAACGGAAACGTCGGTGTAGGCGTTGGCCTGAACAACGTCATCAAGACGGAGGACGGCGAGAAGCTGAGCGGCGGTCGTTCTGCCGAGGCTGACTTCGGCGACCTGGCTGACTGATGAGAACGCTCTCGATCGACGTCGAGACTTTCTCCTCCGTCAGTCTGCCCGACGCCGGTGTCTATCGCTACGTCGAAGCGGAGGACTTCGAGATCCTCCTTTTCGGCTTTGCCTTCGACGATGAGCCGGTGCGGGTGGTGGACTTCGCTTGTGGGGAGGATCTTCCCGGTGAGGTGTACGACTCCCTCTGGAACCCGGAGGTTGAGAAGCATGCGTGGAACGCGAACTTTGAGCGGACCACCATCGGGAAGTTCTTCGGCAGGTACTGTCCGCCCGAGCAGTGGTTCGATCCGATGGTCATGGCTGCCTGCTGTGGGCTCCCGGCTACGCTGGAGTCGGCTGGTGCGGCGCTCGGATTGTCCGAGGACCAGGCCAAGATGCGGGAGGGCAAGGCTCTCATCCGGGAGTTCTCGATCCCCTGCAAGCCGACGAAGAAGAACGGGAACAGGACCCGCAATCTGCCCGAGCATGACCCGGAGAACTGGGCGGTGTACAAGGCGTACAACAAGCGGGACGTCGAGACCGAACGCACGATCTGCCAGCGGCTTCTGCGCTGGAGACCGATGCGGTCGGAGCAGAAGCTCTGGTGCCTGGACCAGCGGATCAACGACAAGGGCATCGGCGTGGACGCCGAGATGGCGGAGAACGCCATCCGCATCGGCGACGACTACAAGGCTCGGCTCATCGAGGAGGCGCAGGAGATCAGTGGCCTGGTCAATCCCGCCTCGACAGCGCAGGTAAAGATGTGGCTGCAGGAGCAGGAGGGGCTGACAGTCCCGAGCCTGAACAAGAAAGTCATCGCCGATGTGGTGGCCCAGTTGTCTGACGATAAGTCGAAGCGCTTCATGGATCTGCGCAAGGAGTTCAGCAAGAGCTCTACCAAGAAGTACGAGGCGATAACCCGAGCGGTGTGCGGAGACGGTCATGTGCATGGCTGCTTCCAGTTCGCCGGAGCTGGGCGAACCGGGCGCTGGGCCGGTCGTCTGGTCCAGTTGCAGAACCTCCCGCAGAACCACATGCCCGATCTCGACTCCGCTCGTTCCTTGGTCAAAGCCAACGACGAAGAAGCACTGAATCTCATATACCCTGACGTGGCTTCCACCTTGTCCGAGCTGATCCGCACCGCCCTGATCCCCGAGCCTGGCCACCGCTTTATCGTCGCTGACTACTCGGCGATCGAGGCGCGAGTGATAGCCTGGATAGCGCATGAGGACTGGCGGCTGAAGACCTTCGAGGAAGGCGGCGACATCTACTGTGCTTCTGCCTCCCAGATGTTCAAGGTGCGGGTGGTCAAGCACGGGGAGAACGGAGAGCTCAGGCAGAAAGGCAAGATCGCCGAGCTGGCCCTTGGCTACGGCGGCGGTGTGAATGCTTTGAAAGCATTCGGCGCTGACAAGATGGGTATGACCGAGGAAGAGATGGTGCAGACTGTTGACCTCTGGAGGTCGGCGAGTCCCCACATCTGTGCCTTGTGGAAATCGCTGGAGAAGGCAGCGATCCGTTGCGTGGTTCGGAAAGAACCCGCTATTTCTTCGGTCGGGAATACACTTTTCGAGTACGACGATCACGTTCTGTGGATGACCCTGCCCTCTGGAAGACGCATCGCCTATTGGGGGATCGCGTATGAAGAGGGGAGTCGAGGCACCGGCAAGACTCTCTCCTACATGGGCGTCAACCAGACGACCCGGAAGTGGGAGAGGATCGAGACCTGGGGCGGGAAGCTGACAGAGAACCTCACCCAGGCCACAGCGCGGGATTGTTTGAAGGAATCCATGCTGGCCTTGAGCGGCGCGGGTTTCGATATCCGAGCCCACGTCCACGACGAGGTCATCATCACCGAGCCGGTGGGTGGCCGGACTGTGGAGGATGTGTGCCAGATCATGGGCGCTCCGATCTCCTGGGCCCCGGGCCTTCCGCTCCGGGCCGACGGATATGAGACGCCCTATTACAAGAAGGACTGAGCCGTGGTTATCACGGCTCAGCCGATCAAAGGAGGAACCCTATGAATCTCTTTGCGGTGCTCGCCGCAGTCGGCATGCTCTCGCTGGCCGGTATGTGCGGCGTCCTGCTCGGCTACCTCGAGCAGCACTGGATGGACCAGGTCGATGAGAGGGGAAAGCATGAGAGACATTCCTGACGACCCGATCATCGCCTGCATGATGAGAACAGGCTACCCGCCCTGGATGCGGGAGGAAGACGATGATGATGAAAAGGAGGAGGAAGACGAATGAACGTGATGTGGTCCGCGCTGGCGGTGTTCGCTGACCTGTGCCTGGTGTCCTGGCTGGCGGTCAGCAACCTCTACAAATCCCTGGAGATCAAGGACCTGCGGGAGAAGCTCTCCTGGTACACACAGCCGGTAGCCCCCGTGCCTATGGTGCTGGCAGATCGGGAGGTGTCCGATGAAGAAGTGTGAGCGCGAACGGCTTGAGAAGCTGTACCTCACCAAAATAGAAGCCGCCATGCGGAAGCGGTCCCTCGGCTATCGCCTGCTGGCGGAGGCGGAGGACGAGATGGCTTCGGCCAAAGAGATTCTGATGAAGACGAAAGGAGAAAGAAACGATGGGAACCCGGAAGACTAAAAAGAACGAGCTTGGGAATCGCTACGGCATGCTCACCGTCGTGGCGGAGTACCCCGGAACGAGCAGTGTCGGCGCGTACTGGATCTGCAAGTGTGACTGCGGCAACGAGATAGCCGTGCGTGGTCTGTCCCTCCGCTCTGGCTCGACCCGATCCTGCGGGTGCTTCCGGGCGATGCCGCTGGACGAGCGGAAGATGACCGGCCTCAAGCCCCACGGGAAAGAGCGGGTGATCGTGAATGCCTGAGTACATCGACCGCGAGGCGGTGCTTGAAATGCTCAAGCAGGAGTGTTCCCCGATGGTGTTTGCGTATCTTGCCGATCTGGTGAACGCCATTCCTGCCGCTGATGTGCGGCCTGTGGTGCTGTGTCGGGATTGCAAGACCAACGCAGACCGCATCCGCGCTATGAGCGACGAGGAGCTGGCTGACGAAATTCTGAGATGGTTTAACTGGCTCAATGCCGTGGAGTGGAATGATAAACGCATTCTCGACTGGCTGAGACAGGAGGTAAGCGAATGAGCAGCGAATACTATCGCATCCTTTTCCGCGACATCGTTCTCGCAGACCACATGACGCTGGGGACTGCGCTCATTCTGTTGGAGGCGCTGTTCCAGAAATTCTACAACGAGCCGACAGGGGCGTATACCATCGAGAAGATGGAGGAGGAAACGCAATGAACTATACAACAGGATCACCTATGAATTATGAAGCCGTGCCTGACGTTGCCGCACATCCCACTTGCAGCGGTCTTCCTCCGCTGAGTGAGACGATGCGGAAGACCAACGATGTGCTGACCGAGTGCAACGCCCTCGTCAACAAGCTCAACGACCTCATCAGCAAGCAGGACACGGAGAAGCTCCCGGAGCCGTCTGTTGACTGCATCCAAAGGGCGTCTATGGCAAACTGTGATCTGGCAATCTCCCTCATGCACAAGCTGGAGATGGCACTGAATGCGCTGGGAGGGTGAGTGAATGAGTGAGAAGCAGGAGAAGCGGAAGCGCCTGAACGAGAAGATGGAATACATCGTCGAGTTCAACGCCTGGCTTCGGAAGGAACCGCCCCGCTGGCGTTTCATCCAGTGGGCGCGTTGGAA